CTCAGCTCCTGACTCAGGTACTTATATAGTCCCACTTCATTAGATAGTCAAGTAGTAAATGAACTTTTTTCCACACCAGCTTCCTGCCACGCCGGGGCTGCGGGGAGCCTACTTACTACTATAGCCCCACAACCCATGTAGTTCTGCCGATGCGTAATGGAGAACTTCCCTGGCAGCAGCTCCGCTGCACCAGGACTGGGATCCGAGATGGTAGAGAAATGCTAGGGTTTTCGCCAATGGAGTTCACCTTCAGCCACCGGAGCGTCGCCAGCTGCGGGGAGCCTACTTACTATAAAGGTAGGGTTTCTGCGGTGATGGAGGCGATGGACAATGCAGGAGCTGCTGGTTCCGCACGGGAACCGGTTAACTAATAACGGTGAAATCCTTGGGTAATGCGGGCAATGGGGAATGGAGAAGGAACTGTTCCACCTGCTGCCAGGCAGCTCCGTCGCCTGGGACGCTGGTCGTTAACTTAGCGTGGTCCACGGACAATGCGGATAGGCCCACGGCAATGGAGCTCGGGAAGATACAGGATAATCTGTCTCCGAGGTAGTGGGCCATAATAAAACTTCTCCCACCTTGTCTTGCATGGTTAAAATGCCATACTTTTTGAAAAGGGCTTAACTTTATTTTTTTATCTTTAGTTATCTTTAGTTCCACCCAGAACATAACACCATCTTTGCAACCATAACAATCTGGCACACCTGCTGCCGCCCAACTTTCTATTCTAGTCCAAAATATATCTGGAGTATTTTTCTTTATTGTGTTCCAGTATTTAGTTTCTGGTTTCAAAACAAATGCATTAATCCCATAGATAAAAACAAAAGTATCATCAATGGTTTTAGCCCTATTAACATTAATAAACCAATCAACATAATAAACCAATCAAACTTACTCATGGACACCTCTTCATCAGTTCTACCATTTGATTATAATACAACAACCTAAACTCAAAATCTTCAGCAGTCAAAGCTGCACGCCTCAAGTTCTCTACTCTACGCCAGAACAAATCGTCTGTCATAGGTAATGCATGATACTCATATAAATCTGGTCTAATTATTATTAATTGCATACTTTCTCCTTTTTTAGATAGCTATAGTCCCATCTAATCTTATAGTCAAGACTTATTTTCTAATTCTTTTACTTCTTCAAATGTTGTTTCAATACTGTACTGTTCTTTTAGATCCTGTAGCTTCTTCTCTACTTCATCTCTTGACATCGAATCTATCGTGCCTGTGAGAATTTCTTTCTTATCTATATATAACCCAGCAATCTGTCCACGCCGAGTCTCCGCAGCTACGGCGGCGTTCCAATTCCCTGACTCAGACGCTTTATCTCTAATTCTAGCCAATGTAGATAAAGACCTCTCTTGCGTACATCTATATCTTTCTGTATTTGCCCTGACTTCTGAATCAATAGCTTTCACCACATGAGGGTATTTGTTTACATTTTGCAACCTTGATGCAATCATAAACGCACTTCTTTTGGCATATCCTGCCTCAATTGCACATTGAGTTGCTGTCTTCAACCCTTCAGAGTGAACCAGCAAAAGAATAAATTTTCTTTGTTTTGGTGTTATCTTGTCTTGAAACAATGCGTCTGACATTGCTTCTGGTATAAATACTTCTTTGCTCTCTTGTTCCATAATGCACCTGTTCAATAGATGTTTCTTCCCAGAAACTATACAATAATTAATCATCTGATGCAATGCGAGTTATGTTTGTAAATATAAAAAGGTAACTTCTATAAATGTATAAGTTACCTCTAAGTTACCTTTATTTGGTAGCTGATAAGGGTTGTAACTTGGTAACTTGGTAACTTCACTTCTAGCGTAGAAGAGAGTGTTACTCTATCTGAGTAAAAACATCTATAGAAAGGGGTGTTTATGCAAAAAACTTAGGGTCTTCCCTAACTACTTGCAAAGCCTTATATAATGCTTCTTTACCTTCTGTAATGATTTGTTCCCATTCTGACTGGGTATAAGTTCTGTCATGTTTGGGGTCGAAAAACTTTATATGATAATTAGCACAATTATCGCACTTAAATATTTTTCTTACGGGGCTGTTTGGCAGATGGATTGACATTTAACCTCCTAATACGGTTTAATGGAAATGGAATGACATTCTTCGGCAGCTTGTCATTAAAATATATTGAATCTATTAACTGCATACTTTTCTTGTGTTCGTGAGCCGAGAGCCGTGAAGCAATCAACTCGTCTAAAAAATCCCGTTGTCTTAATAATTCTCTGTCGCTCATTTTCTTTTTGACATAGGTTTCATATACTTAGGACCTTTTTTAGGTTTATATGGTCCACCTGCTACAGGATCTTTTTTATCTTTTGGATTCCACGGTCCACCTGCTACTACTTTAGGTTTCTTTGGAATCTGTCTTGGACCCATTACATCTTTAAATCCAGGTTTCTTTTTTGTTTTAGGCTTTGCTGGGCCTGTTCTAGCAAATGGTTTGTCTTCAAGATTTTTCTTTGCCCAGTCTTTAAGTTTCTTAGTACCCCATGGAATAGTGGCAGGAATATCACCTTTTAAATACTTGTCTAATAACTTCTCATGTGGAAGTTTTTTCTTCTTTGGTTTAGTCGATCTAGGTTCGGATCTAGTATAAAGAGCAGGATTATTTTTTCTTATTTTGCCCTTAATTTTGTTTGTTTTGCTTCTAGGTCTAATTGCCATATAGTCTCCTTTTAAACTCCCGTATGAGCGTAACTCTTAACGGGAGCTTTGTGAATAAAATCGACTAAATATAGTATATTATGTGTTCAAACGCAACTAAATAGACTTATTCCTTGGTAATCTTGTAATTTTTGAATGATTCGGGGTCCAAGGGCGGTCCGTAATATATAACGGGACTATCCTCAACACCTTCTACCCAGGTTTGATGATAATGTTTATTTTCATCAAGTTCTCCTTTTGAATCACACACTTTACATTGTTCAATGGTCTCTTCGGCCTCAAATCGAAGCCTATGATACCCATTTCCTTTACAACTGTGGCAAATAATCATAACGCCTCCACAGTATCTTTCTAAGTCTCTCCCACCTCACTCTTGTTGCCACTTCCCTCCAGTTCCGTGGTTCGCGGAGCGCGGTCTTTGAGACTTTAGCATAATCTTTCAATAATCTAGTTCGAAGAGGATCTTTTCTTTTCATGCTGATTTTCTCCATTTAAAATTATAACAACGAATGCAATACCAGTTATAGTTACGACCTTCTGACTTACCCATCATATAATCCTTCGTATATCTTTTATCGCACTCATGACATTCCGTTCGTTCAATCTTCCATCCAGGTTTAAGCCTTTGATATGATTTAAACTTTGGCAATAATGTCATGCTGCCAGCTTTCTTTTCTTTGCTTCTCTTTTTACTAAATAGGTTATTTGCATCCCGGCGGACCTATCGTCCTCGGTAGCTAGTTTCTTCAATAATTTATAGGTATCAATGGCGACTGCCACACTTTTAAATTTCTTGATGTTCATCCTGTCTCCTTAAATGGTGTTGTGCTTAAATGTAGCTGCATCTCAATATCACCAAAATCGAAAGCAGGTTGGTCTGGTTCGTGAGCCGTGATCGGTGTAAACTTTCTTCCTGCATTGCGGGCCAGTTCACTCCAATCTTTATAAAACTCCATCTGAAGTTTTTCCATTTGCTCATCATTAATTAACTTAGCGTTACGTGCGTTCTCTAAACAAGACTTAGCTCTTGTAAGACGTACACCTAAACGAAACCCTTCTTTAAAAACGGCTTCATAGTCTTTCTTTAAAATCATACTTTCTCCTTTGAAATTAATTTCTCATCCGTGCTGTCATCAATAAAATAAATGTAACCATTTAGATTTACCATAAGCGAATCTTTACTTGTTATAGTAATAATCATTTTACCTATTTTTATTTCTGTTCTTTCCATACTTTCTCCTTTTTAATAACCGGAATCATTTACCGCGTTTACCCCGATATTACGTAAACACTCTTCTCTAAATTCTTCTACTTTCTCACGTAGGTCCTTATCTTTCGCATCTGAAATTCTCATTAATTTAGCTGCTACATAATTTAGATCTACTCTGTTATCGTTTTCCATACTTTCTCTCTTTCTTTTTGTGAGTAGGGGGATTCTTTGACTACCCCCAACCTTTTCCCGACAAGTCAATATTTCCCATATTAACTAGTACTTCAGTACCACCCTCTGACACTTCAAGGCATTCGCCTCATATCGATCATCAAGTGTGCCTTACTACCTTGTTACAGTTGTTCAGCCATACTCGGAGAATGTTGCACCATTCTCATTTAATGGGATAATATAAGATTACGTATTAAATGTCAAATGAAAAATAGTGGGATACTCTTTTAATAAGGTACCCATAGTTTTTGCCAGTTTTTCAACGTAATTAGGGTCTATGGCATACTTACGTAAAGTCTTAACCACAGCTAAAGGATCAATTTCTCCTGATATATACTGCTTTACTAACAGGTCCTGATACTCTTTAAAGTTAGGATGGGTATTTAAGATACTAATATAATCAGCAACTGATTCACATTTTTTACCGTAGGTACGAATCATAATACTAGGATTACCTAATGCTTTTAAATGTTTGGATGTTGGGTCCGTTTCAATAACGCCGTAAAAGTTATTGCCTTCTTTAGCAAACCTGGATTGTCCCCAATCAGATTCTAAGACAGCTTGACCAACACTAATAAGAATAATAACCCGTTCTGTTGGCGGGATAAAAGTATTAGCTAATAAAGTACAATCAGTAATTCCTTGAACAAATTCTTCCTTAGTAGAATAAGTAAAATCAAAATTATTAAATGTGGTTTGACAAAATATAAATAAGGTAAGACATAATGATTTCATTAACCACCTGCATCTCCCCAGTTTTTACCACACTCTACATCAACTTTACTTGGTACAGCGAGTTCAACACAATTTTCCATAATGTCTTTGATTCTAGCCTTATCTTTCTCGCTTGCAACAGAAAAGTCTAATTCATCGTGTACTTGTATATGTGCTAAGTATCCTTCTTTATCTAACTCTAGCATAGCTTTCTTTGTTTGATCAGCAGCTGAGCCTTGAATTAATCTATTTAAAGCTTTGTAGGTCCATGCACGTTTAATCATATGTTCGCCGTATTCTCTTTGAGCTTCAGCTAATGGTAAAGACTTTTTACCCCACTCATTAGTTGGTTCCCATAATTCAAATCGGCAACGTCTACCTTCATGTGTATGAAGGAAACCTTTCTTACTAGCTTTGTTCATTGTATCATTCATCAATTGCTTAACAAAAGGTACTCTCTCATTATAAGCTGCCAGCAGATCACTTGCAGTCTCCAGGTCAACACCTAATTGAGACATTAATTTACCTTTACCCATTCCGTAGAATAAACCTAAGTTAATTGTCTTAGCCTGTTTACGAGGGATGTCAGCCATCTCGGAGACCATTGTATGAAAGTCAGTTGTCTCATCTTCATTGTATGATTCAACAAACTTATCTGCACCTGAGAAATGACGAAGGCTTGCGTAATGGACCACGAGCCGTGGTTCTTGTTGCGAGTAA